GTCGGCACTCCACATCATGACGAGAGTCAAGCGTTCCGTATTAGATTTACACGAAAAGCTTAATGCTCTGTACGACATCGAGGGACCTCTGGTGCAGGTCGTGGCAAGAATGAGTGCTTGTATTGCTACATGCCCCCTAGGTGACAAACCTTACATTGCGTACCGTACATACGGTTCAAATGTAAAGCTCTCTCCTGAGTTTGTTTCCTGGGCCAAGTCACATCTTAGTGGCTTGACATCGTTATACGATGAAGGAATAACTGGTAGGAAAGCGACAGCCAACGAAATAAAAAACTTATATCTTTCAGATATAAGGAGATTGTTCCGAGGTAGTCGATCACTTCTAGAGCCCATACTCATCACATTAAACGTGCACACAAGTAAAACCGACAGGTTAACTTTAAAGGATTTAGTTCCTACTGCGCTTCTTTATTGCGATTTGTTTTTGACGGGTCAGTGGATCAAGTTCATAAAATTTCAGACTTCTTGGTTGTTTAGTCATTATAATAATCAGGAATACCCAGATCAATATACTATGTTTCATAAAAATGGTTATTTGTGCCTGGGGAAACTTCAATCTCATATTGTTCAATATATGAGCCAGAAGCGAGACACCTGTTCTCGTGACCGTAAGAGGTTAAGCTTTTGCTTCAGCATTCTTAATGGGATCAAGAAAGGTATGCCATGTGTGTCTGACACCTTGATAAACGACTCTTTGAAGGAACACGCAAAAAACTTGAGTATAGAGAGTCCAGAACTAACTGAAGAATTTGAAACTTTCGTCTCAAACTCTTTCCATCAACTATTTCCAAAACGCATTGAATTCGGTGACATAATAGAAAAGCCCCCTAAGTCTATTAGTATGCGAGCTTGCTTTGAAAACGGTGTTTCCAAAGGAGGTTCGTATTACCAATACTTAAAGGACTATGAAGGAGTCGACATGATGGACCTCCCATCGAGATTCCATTATGTTACCAGATTCCCCGATTTGGTTGGAGTTGTTGTGAATGAGGGCGGAAGGGTTAGTTATCAGGATTTACCCTATAGGTACGCAGATGATAAAAGAGCTATATCTACCTGCCATTGGCTTTATTGGTATGCGCCAATTGATAATTTTGAGCATGCAGTTCATGATGCGATTCGATTATCTGAAGTTCGATCTGAAGCCGTAGCATTGCCGGAACCTCTTAAAGTTAGAGTAATAACCAAGTCAAATTATCGAGCAAATTCTTTTATTAATATTATTCAAAAAATACTTTGGAAACAATTACGGAAATTTAAACAGTTTTCGTTAGTTGGTGAAGAAGTTTGTGAAGATTTGATTTCTAATTTGATTAAAGATTCAGACAAAATGGGTCTTGGACCTTGGTTTAACTCTGGCGATTATTCTAAAGCAACAGATACTTTGAGTGCTAATGTAACCAAGTTGTTAATTAAACATTTGAGCGGTGACCCCATCATTGAAAAGATTCTACGCCAGTCTCTTTGTGATAATATTGTTGATTATCCTAAAGATTCGGGTGTTGAGTCCATCCAAATGAGGGTTGGCCAGCTTATGGGATGTATTTATTCATTTCCCATCCTATGTTTAGCTAATTTCCTTGTTTACGCTTTTTCATTCTATAAGTATCATCCTGACCTAGCACACGTTCCTCTTGCCAATCTCCCAGTGTTGGTTAATGGGGATGATATTCTTTTCCGAGACGATTATACCATGTGCAGACTTTGGGAGGAAGACATTAAAACTGTCGGATTCCAGAAATC